CTGGGCCATCGTCTCCATCAGCTTGGCTGTAGGATCGTTGTTTGCCTGCTGAGTGATGTTCTGAGAATTCTCAAACTCAGCTACTGCAAAGAAGTTGTTAGATACTTCTGAGCGAAGCTTAGCTACGAGTATAGGCGTAAGCTGCAGGCGGTGTGCACCTGGTGCGTTATAGTTGGTAGAACCATTGGCATTGTCATTGAGAGAGGCGTCTTGATTCTCAGTAACTATGCTCTCGAGTGTCTCAAAGCCTACTACGTAGTTGTTGACTGACTGATCATAGTTTCTTACGATGATGACTTGATTTTCTACCTTGGAGAAGAAGCCTTTCTGGTAGACAGTACCGTCGGATACCTGAATACCATAGCCATACCCCGTAGCATCTATAGTAGAATTAGATGCGATTACTCCGATCGAATCTATCAGATAGCTCGGATTTAGAGCCGTGGACTTAGCTTGATTATTATTATAGACGTACAAGGTGTCATTAGCCTTGAATTCATATACGTCATTGTTTGAACCGTCTTTGCCAGTCTGGACGTAGTCTAGATACCAGCGATTGGTATCTGGGTAGTTTGCCTTGTAGCCACGCACCGAATATGCGACGTATGCCTGTACGGCAGTATTAGCGTCTGTACTATTAGTTATGAGGTAAGTCTTGTCAAACTCAGTTACTGCGCGAGAAGTATTTGCATTAAAAGTATCTGCGAGACGAACGAACGGCTGGTTAGCGCGGTAGGTGACATGAATGCCGTCGACGATAGACCCGTCTTTAAACGTATAGTCGCCGTACTTGGATACTTGGTTCTGAAGGATAGTCTGAAGCTGGTTAAGCTCTCTTGCCTGTACCGCAACGGATGGTCTAAAGAGGATCTTGTAGTATCTCTTGTCTTCATTAAAGTCATCTAGATACGTGGTCTGAATTGCAGTCGCGATGTTATTGCTGAGCGAAGTGGGCATCTCGGTTCCTTAAAGTGTGACTATCAGATAACCTTGCTCGTTGTCCGTATTTGAGCGCTGGATATATTCAACATTGTCAATGTGCATCACCCTGAAGTCGAGTGGCGCGATGTCTGGATTATTTATACCATTCGGATTGATAGTCGCTGCTACCGATGAAGAACTTCCAGTAATTGTTTCACCGTATGTGCTGTTTGTAGAGAACGTTCTTTGATTGAGTATCGATACCTTGGCAACGGTCGAGTTTGCAAATCCAACGTATGCCAGCGTGCCGCTGCTTGCTCCGACGATGAGTTCATTCTTAGAAAACGTCGAAGCGCCGGTAGTGATACTCAGTACTGTAAGGGCGTTGAATGTATTTGAAGAGAAAGTAGCGTTCGAGTAGAGAGTGTGGCCAGTCTGAGATGCACCAGACGTTAGGTTGATAACTGCGCCGTCTAGCGTGTTAGAGAGCTGTACTGTAGTCGAGTTAGAAGCAGCCACGAAGTAGTACTGACCGTTTGCCAGACCAGACACTGCAGTGTTTCCAGTAGATACTACGTACCTGACCAGGTCCCCGCCCCTGAAAGTAGTATTAGCGTTTACTATAGATATGGTGTCGTAGGTGTTCGAGATGCCGGTATTAGAGTTGAACGTGAAGCTGGCAGCCGGCGTCGTATACTTCTTAGGTGCTGTAATGATACCGCCTTGTCTGAATGAAACTTCAGAAGATATTGAGCCGCTCTCGCTGTTGTTGAAGAACACCGACATGCCGATGTGCTTAGAACCAAGCTCAGTCGCTACGTCTGACCCATGACCTCCGAACGGTGGTATAACTGCCCTCGCAGTCCCGCCTGAACCGTAAGTAGGATTAGATATGATTGATACGTTTGCATAGGTGTATCCACTGCCATTGCTCAGTACAGTTATCCTGTCTATCGAGTACGATGCAGTGTTGACTGTGCAGAATGCCTTTGCACCAGTGCCGTCTCCTGCTATCGATATCTGCGGAGCGATCCTGAACTCAGAAGTCACGTCTAAAACTGGAGAAGTAAGTGGGTTGGTAGTGTACACGAAGTGTCCGGAGCTGTTTACTATATAGTTAGATACGGTAGTAAGCTGACCTTCGCCAGTTCCCTGAGTGATGTAGAATCCAGATGTATTGTAGTAGAAGTTATCTACTGACAGAATGCCGGGAGACTCTACCTGAAATATGGTATTGGATATAACGCTCTTGACAGAGCCAGATATGTAACCGGTGTATCCAGAACCCGGGTTGGTTACGAGTAAGACGTCTATTGAGCCGTTTGACGCAGCAGAAGATACCGCAGTATTCGGCTCAATCGGCATAAAGCTGCTGGTAGAGAACTTAGTGTTGTTTGCAGAGCTTACTGTGTACATGTACTTCCAGATATAGCCGTCGGATGTCTGAAAGCTAGAAGTCTGTACTAGGGTAGGCTCAGTAGTAGAAGGAGCACCTTTGTTGTTGAACAGACACTTATAGACGTTGTCATACGAGTTTAGCGCGTAGAAAGGCTTAGTGTACATGAGCTCGTCAGAGTCGTCGTACTGTGCGAATACAGTACCGCTCTGCCAGAAGTGTCTCACTACGAGTCCAATGATAGCGTCTGGCTTTATCCTCTTTCCAAAGAGGATGTTTCTCTTGAATTCATTGATGGCCTTAGTAGTGTCTACGGCAGTATCTGGGTTGTTCTCGTCACCCCATGGCAGGAACCTACTAGCCGCAAAGTAGTAGACGTTTCCACTAATCTCGCTAATGAAAGACTGTGCTACTTTTTTACTAAAGAACTTCGTAGTTATATTAGACATAGACTACCTTATGGGAATGCTTGTGTGCCGTTTGCATAGTAGACCTTCAGGGCAGTAGCCTGAGTCACTACGTTAGATCCATTCAGCGTGATTTGATTTGCCGTTAAGTATGTATTTACGGTAGAGTTTCCAAAGAACATCGCAGTTGCATTGATGGTCGTTGTAGTTCCAAATGTAATGGTATTCTGGAAAGTCTGAGTATTTGACCATGTATACTGCGCAGCAGTATTTGTACCGACGATAGTAGACCAGTAGATCGCAGAGCCGTTGGTAGTAAGCGCTTGACCGGCAGAACCAAACCCACCGTTTGCCCAGATACCCGTAGTACTTGAGAAAGAGATGTTAGCGCCGGTAAAGTTTAGGTTACCAGAAAGAGTGCGAGAATCTGTATTCTGTACGAAGTAGTATCCATTTGAGCCGACGAGGTTTAGAGTGTTGTTAGCCGCAAACGCTCCCCAGTACATGGAAGAGCCGTTTGATATGAGTACCTGGTCTTGAGTACCAAAGCCGCCGTTTGCTATGAGTACGTTTCCATTTGCAAACACTACGTTCGCCGTGTGTGTACGGACACCTGAGATGGTGAACGCACCGGTATTTGTCAGGTAGTTGGCTGCAGCCGTACCGCCGAGATACGCTGAGTTGTTAGCAGTATTAGAAGTAGAAGAGTTGTTAACGTTTAGGTTAGACTCAGTCTTGCCATTTAGGTAGCCGGCTGCGTTGGCAGTAAGCGTAGCCACGTTTGCCGATAGGCCAGCAGTAGTCTGGTATCCCGAAGCTGCAAGTCCGCCGAGATAAGAAGAGTTGTTCGCAGTATAAGACAGACCAGTAAAGACGCTTGAGTTTACCGTCTGTCCAGAAAGACTTATCTGACCTGCAGTAATGTTCGTGTTTACAGTTGAGTTGCCTAAGAAGTGCGAAGTGGCGTTGATGTATACGTTAGCGCCTGCAGCTACAGCCGAGGTGTTTACAGTTACACCAGTAGTAGTGAAAGAGTTGGCATTTGCAGTGGCAGTATGGTACATGCCGGAAGTATTGGCGATGAAGTTAGCGCCTACCGTGATCAGTGCAGAGTTTACGCTGGTCGATAAGTTAGCAGTGACGCCTGTGATGCTGCCGGTCACGTTTAGGTTAGAAGTGATCGACGTATTAGTACCGCCGAGTGTAGTATTTGAAGCGAAGGCAGTATTCGTAGTATTGACGTATAGGTTAGCACCGCTGAAGCTTGAGTTTACAGTCTTAGATGCTGCAGTCGAGTTGACCGTAAAGTATGACCCAACGTTTACCGACGTAGCTGCGTACAGGGTAGCGGTGTTTACCTGACCTGTAATGTTTACTGCAGCTGCGTTTACGAGTGTAGAGTTGGCAGTAAATGTTGCCGATGCCTGTATAGTCGCGCCGTTGACTACGCCAGATGCATACACGCCAGAGTTATTCGCTACTACAGCGCCGTTAACACTGAGAGTGCCGGCTTGAATATTCGTGTTTACTGTAGAGTTTCCTACGAAGAAGTTCGTCGTATTCATGTAGACGTTGGCGCCTACGTACATAGAAGTCGAAGCGTTGGCGGTACCGGTAATGTCTGCTCCTGCAGATCCAGTAATCAAGCCTGAAGAGTTGATAGTATTCGCGTTGATGACCCATCTCTTGGTAGTAGAACCGAGAGCAGTTCCTACTGTATTAGACGCTGGGTAAGATCCAGAAGTATTGGCTACGTTATTTGCTATCTGTACTGCGGTAGACGTGATCACTGTATTCACGGTACCGTTACCTACAGTTAGCGAGGTCGCTCCGGACTTAGTGTTGCCGATGTTGACGTTTGACCCGGCGTCGATGCGCATGGCTTCGTCTGATGCCATCTGGCCGTTCGAGAAGAACTTGATGGCAGACCTGCTGGCAACGCCGATCGCTAGGTTAGAAGCCCCAGTATATAAGTAGCCTTCATTTGGCCCAGTAATTGTCCAGGTAGCATCTGAGTATGCCGAGCTGTCGATGCCGATATCTATGAAGTTGTTTGAGCTGGTTCCAGCATCGTTGTACAGTGCAAGGTCAGAGGTGGCATTAATGCCAGAGTTGCTGTTGTATATGTAGACCTGAAAGTAGTTATTTACGTTTCCGAGGAACTGACCGCCGGCAAGGGCAGTTGAGCTGTATCCAAATATGGTGTTAACTGATGAGTTGCCGATGCTCAGTATCCTGTCAAGCACCATGTTATTTGAAGTATCGTCATAGTAGAAGTTAACGTTTGCTCCGCCGATGTTGAATCCGCCGCCGTTTGCTTGGAAGCTGTTTGCTGCCCCGTATGCGATTTGGATGTTAGCGTCTTTGATCTCGAGAACGTTTGTATTGACGAAGGTAGTAGTTCCAGATACCGTTAAGTTACCGGTAAAGACTGCATCCCTGAACTGAACGTTACTCGTAGTAGAGACGTTCTGGTCCATAGTGTATGGGAGTCTTGCTACCGGAAGTGTACCGGTGTTGGCGTTACTTGAGTCTGCTGCAAAGGCTACTGTCTGAGCAAATACGCCGTTGAGGTCTACCGCAGTTAATATCTGACCCGGTGAGAAGCTGTATGTTGAATTAGCTGGCATCTGTTATACTAACCTTGATACGTTAAGTGTAAATGTGTCTACGCCTACAGTATACACAGGAGCCAAGGCAGCTCCGCGAATTCTATAGACTGTTGGACTAGTCGCAACGTCTACTCTTTCTGTGTCATTCTTGGCATAGACGAATGTCTTTCCAAAGACTTTATTTCCGGCAGGGTGTACGAGTTCTTTTAGAATATCAATATATTTATTGATTGATTTTGTAAACTTAATCTCGTACGAGTACTCTTGATAGTAGTTGCTGTCTTGAATGTATTTATTGCTGTCTAGGAATCCCTGAGTAGTAGTCCAGTAACCTTCCTTAGTTCCTACGGCTCCAAGGTTTACTATGCCGACAGTAGTCTGGTCCGTATTGCCCTGGGTGCTGTTGTAGAAAGTTATGCTCTCGTTCTTAGTATGGTACCCGGTACCTGAGTCTTTTACTGCGAGGTTAGATACTAGGCCGAAGCCGAGCACTACGTTAGCGTTTACTACGGCGTCCCTGCCAAGGATTCCACCTTTGTCGTCAGGGATCCCATATCCTGTTATGTTAGGCTCAGTGATCGACACGTTTAGATAGCCATCGTAGGCGTCACCAGTAGCGATACCTGTAAGGGACGCGATGCTTCCAATGGTTATGATCTGACTGCTTAGAGCGTACTGCAGTACAGTCGAGAGAGACGAGTTGTTTATAGTAGACCCATAGCTTACAGAGTTGAGTGCTAGACTCGTGAGCGGTACTATGTACAGGTGATGCCCGTTCTGAGTGGGTCCTGCGGTAATATTAATAGGAGACGTATTGTACGTAGTAGTGTTTCCAGTTGCAAGCTTTATCCCCGTAGAGTTAGCGCCGACGATGAAGTAGTATGCGTTATTAGACAGGCCGGATACTACGGTATTTCCAGCATCTACGTAGTACTTCACGTAGTCGCCGTTTGCAAGCATGTTATTAGATACGGTAATGAACTCAGAAGTACTGTTTACCGAAGTATTACCGTTGAAGCTGTAAGTATTTGCTCGTACTAGAGTGTTGTTTATGTAGCTCGTAGAGTAGCTGAACGTCCTAGTATTTGACAGAGTAACTCCGCTGAACGTAGCTCCAGAACCAGATGAATTAGAACCCGCAGTAATGGAGATGGCTGGGTTGGCAGTATACCCGTCTCCACCGTTGATTATCTTGAACTGTATAGAACCGTTCGCGGACCCTGCAATCCTAGTATTCGACACCAGTACCTTTAGGCCGGAACCTGAACCGTATTGTTCAGACAGAAAGTCGCCGACAACGTTGTTTGGAGTAGTAGACTGCACTGTAATTGATACTGGAGAACCGATGATCTTAGGCGCTAGGTTATAGTCGAGACCCTCGTAGCCGATTCTCTCCCCTACTATAAAGTTACCGGATATGTTGCTCAGGAAGAACTGGTAGATCAGCTTTCCAGAATTGATAGACGATATGTAGGACTCGACGTATGCAGTTGCTCCGGACTGTGAGCCAGTAATGAGCTTATTTTCAAAGTTGAAGTTATAGTCAGTATACGTTACTTCCATATACTTCTTTTCTACCCAGGTACCGCTAGACGGTCTGAGCATGTCTACGGATGGTAGGTATACTTCAGACTCTTCGTTGTACAGGAGTCTAAAGAAAAGCTTTAGTCCGTCTATTGAACCCTTTGACCTGTAGATGTCAAGGACGTGCTTCTGCAGGAATCTCTCGTCTCCGGCGATCTTCTTTGGAATGATGTATGAGTACTTGTTCTTAAAGTACTGAAAGAAGTTCTCTGCAGTCTGGTCGATGTCTCTAGTCGAGAATAGATTCCTGCTTACGTTGTTCGTCTTCTCTTCTTCTTCTAGCCACTCGTAGTACGCCTTCACGAGCGCGATGAAGTTCTGCCCGTCTTCTCTGTAGAACTCAGGAAACTGGTTCTGTACTAGGTTGGATATGTATTCTGCCGTAGGAAGCATTAAGCAGTTACCGGATTAGTGGTGATAGAGATGTCAGAAGCCTCTATTAGTAGAAACTTGTTGGTGATCGAATAGATGTCTGCATTTTCCAGCCTGCCATAGATCGATATGTAGCTGCCGGTATATCCAGAGATGTTGGCTGATATGGTTACGGTTCCCGTAGAATAGTCAACCGTTCCTACGGTGTCTGCTAAGATCGAGCGAGTCACCCCTGAACTAGTCGATACGTTCGTATAGATGTTTATGATACCGAGACCATTGTCTGCAAAGAACGCACTGTATACTGTACCGTCTGCAGTAGTGTAGCTGAAATTAGAAGAATACAGAGTAAGGGCATGTCCCTGAGGAAGAGAATAGAGAATAGTCTCTGCATGAAGTGGATTGTTGAAAGAGAAAGACGTCGTGCTCGTAGTACCTACGGTTGGAGACCACCTCTTGATCATCTTCAGCTGAGTGTCGTTGCTTACTATTGAGCTGTCGGCAGAATCGATTACTCCGATAAGCTTAGAGTATCTAAGGTCAGAGCCAAAGTCAGTAAGGTAAGACGTGCCGTAGTTCAAGATGGCAGACTGTACGAGTGCAGATATCTGGGCAGCGCTGTTGAGTGTTACTGATGAGTTGTACGTGATGGTAGAGTCTACCTTAACGTAGTAGTATTCTGGGTCTATGACTATCGTCTGAGTAGTGATGCTCTTGTTGTTTAAGTACGATACGATCTCTGACTTTAGACTGTCAGAGATGAGCCCAGCAGTGCCGTACGGCTTTACTGATACTCCTACTCTTCCGTACTGCGGAGGGTTCAACTCTTCTCCACCGTACGCTATGACC